GTAATGCCAGGCCTTGACGCCCTGGGTCATGACTGCGAATGCACTGCAGACGATCCATGACACAAAGAATAAAGCCAGCAGGGTCCCGAGCGGAAATTCGATCAAATAGGCCATGTCAGCACCGGCAGCTCAGCGAACAATTCATCCAGGGTTAGTGCTTGACGTACCCCTGACTTTACATCGGCGTAAATTGCACGGGACTTCACCCAAGTGGCAGATCGAGCGTTTTTACCGTAAGTTCCCTCAGCATCAAGCTGTGGGTCAGGATCGCCTGCGTAGGTCACCAGGCTGGCAATTCCATCGTACCCCCTGGTTTGGGCAAAATTATCCATGCGCTCCTGAATTTTGGTGACATATAAAGCGATTGTCTGCTCAACGGTAAGGGGTTCAGGCTGCGGCTCCGGAGCTGGCTCAGGTTTTGGCAATAGAGCGAAACCAGCCCCGGTCCATTGCGCATAGTGGCCATCGGTAACAGATGGGGGAGGACAATCAACAGCCCCAGCTGGGATAAGGAAAACGCCAGTCTCAAGCGGTGACTCATCAGCAGCTATAGCCCCAATAAACACACCATCACCACCAAGTTGTGAAATTAGTTTTGTCATGATCCGTCCTCAATATTTAATACACGCCAGCAATGCGATGTTCCGAGGGCGGGTTTCCGATCCGCCGGTCGAACCGGAATATACGGATGTAGTCGAACCGGCCAGCGGACCACCACCCGCCCCCGCCGAAATGAAGTTGGCTCCAATAGGGTGGGTGTGTGCCTTGAAATCGTCTGCCTGAGCCGTCCCAAGCGCACGACCAGGGTCGACGCCGCGGCTGTCGTCCCATCCGCGTATAAACTCGCCGCGAAGATCAGGCAAATTGAATGTCGTTACGCCATCACCCACTCCGCCAATGGTGCCAATTGCGGCAAAAAGACCGGCGTAAGCAGTTCTGGAAACTGCAGCACCATTCGCCTTTAGCCAACCGGTTGGAGCTGACGCCATTGCAAACGAAACAACCGCCCCAGGTGGGACTGTGCTGACTAGCGCAGCAATCGCTTGAGCTACCTTGAGGGGCGTCATCCATGTCGTATCGTCGGTTCCGGCTTGAGCCTGTACCGTTGTCGCCTTCGTGCCCATCGTGTCGACATCGACAAACACTTCTGTCGCGCTCTTGGCGACGCCGATGAATACCACATTGGTTGGTGGCGTTAGCGTAATGGCACCAGCCGTGGCCGCGTCCAGATAATAGCGACCACCAGGTGTCAGTCCGGCGAACAGAACGGCATCGCCAAAAGCATAAACGTTGCCGTTTGGAACATCAGCGAAGCCGACGCAATTCTGTTTTGCCGTGCCATCGGCAACGGCCAAGTCAAACCGGCTGTTGGCTGAGTCCCAATAGACTGCTTTCCCGGTGCCAGTGACCGCGCCGGCGAAAGTGGCATTATTGATGACGACAGCGCGCTGCCCTGCCTGGATCATCATAGTGATTGCCCGGCGCAGAATGGTATGGTCGTTGTCGGAACCGCTCAATCCCTGGCCTTCGATAACGGCCATCAACGCTTCCTGAACGCCGTTGAACCACTCAAATCCCGGCACGGTTGCAGCGACGCCGCCACCAGGGTTCGGGCTAGCGAAATACCCCGGGGTTCCGCCCGCTGGTGCGGCGGGTAAAACGGCGACAGCCGTACTGCGTTTAACGCGTTGCATTCATGGTCTCCTAAGAATAGGCAAACAAAGCCAAGGTGTGAGCGGGTTTGTAGCGGTTGATGACCGCCTCAAGCAGGGCATTTCCCCAGACGGCCGTGGCCATCTCGCTGTCGTCTTCGGTGGTCTCTTCTCTCACCGTGACGCTCGGCGCATTGACGTACCAGACGAAGCGGAATTGCTCGTCGTAGATCGGTGCCTCGGTGTCGTATTCGGTGGTCGATGGCACGCACTCGGTGATCGTGATCGTGTAGCCAATTGCGGCAGCCAGCCCGATATAAAAAGCCTTCGACTGGCCACCCTGCAGCGTGACTTTCGCCACGAGCATGGCTCGTCGTTCCTGAAAACTCTGGGTGATGCCAAGGGCAACGATGTAAGCCTCGGGCAAGCCATAGACTCTTTCCCAATCGGCAAGCATGGTGGCCGTAGTGCGCGGATCTGCCTCGAGGAGAATCTGGTCGGCAAAGCTCTGCGCCTGGTCGAGTGCTTTTCCCTCGGCCGTCAGCTCGACGCCAAGCGCCGGCCCCATCGGGTCGATGCTCGATGGCGGCAACAGGGCGCGGAGCAGATCGATGTGCATCATGACCAGGCCGTCGTCCCGAGCGTGGCCAGCTGCAGGTGTGTGGCATCTACCAGGGCGGCCGTGTTGGCCAATGGCGCAGTCAAATTGAAATCGACGACGCCAGGCGTATCTGAAATGATGGCGCGGATGCGGTTCAGGTAGGCCGTATCCCCGGGTTTAAGACTGGCAAAATAAGCGGCTAGCGCCGTGTTGATCGCGGCGCCGACTGCAGCCAGGGTGTAGCCGGCAGCAAGGGTCAGCGCCGCGGCGATATTGACCGGCACCGCGGTCGGTCCATAAACCAGAAAGTCAGCCTGGACCGGGCGCTGGGTATCGATATAGGCCTGCGCCGCAGCAATCAACGGCGCACCAGGAATGCCGCCGGCGGTCAGGATGACGACGTCTGTCGTGCCGAGACCGCGGCGGTTTGAATAGACATAGGCGGCCGTGACGCCGGCGACGTTCATCGCCCAGGAGTAATAGTCATGGGCTGCGCCGCCGCAGGGCGGATTGCGCAAGATGAATAGCAAGCGGGAAAGCAGCGATGCATCGGTTTCGACATCGGTGCCCCCGGTCATCGTGGCAATGCTTGCCGTTGACAGTACGCCGGAGGGCGCCGAGGTGAGCGTCAGCGCGGTACCAGCCGCCTGGTTGCCGGCGACGCCGGTCGCCTCGGCCTGGGCGGCAATGGTGACAGTGCCGCCGGCGCCGATCACATCGGCAGCTGTCGTCATATAGGCTACACCAGCCGATGTCTTGTCCTCAGTGCCGATCGGCACCGGGCTGGTCGGTGTACCACTGAACGTGACGGTGCCGGTGGCCAGCGTCGCCGCCTTCCAGGTCAGGCCGCGCAGGCTGGCATGGCGTCCTAGATAATCAGAGTCGGAGGTGTCCGGGAAAAGCTGGCGGACGATCCACTGCTGATGCTGGTAAAGCCCCTCGACTGCCGAGCCGGTAGCATTGGCGCGAATGGCATAGTCGCCATCGCTGGCCACGTTGGCATCCGGCCGCTGGTTGAGGATGTCGCGCAGGATACCGTCGCGGATGGCCTGGTAATCGGGCGTTAAAAAGGACATGGATTAACGGGGCCTCACAGAACTTTAACGGGGTAAAGGAAGGTCTGGCGCTGTCCGCTGGCCGCGGTGACCTCGATCAACAGGTGCAGGCGCCCATTACCGGGCTGCTCGGTCGTGATATCGATCTGCGTTGCCCTTCCGTCGGTGATGAGTGGCACCAGGGCCTGTTCGGCATACTGCTTGGCCAGCACGGATATGCGCGGCACATCCTTCTGGCGCTGCAACTCGTGCAGGCGGCTGCCCAGGGAGGGGTCGGCCCAGTAGCTGCCGAGCGGGGTCATGAGGCGCAGATAGACGGCGTTGGCCAGGCCGGCGCCAGGATCTCGCACCGGCGACCCAGCGAGAATGATGTAGTCGCGGCTGACGGGATCGATCAGGGCGTCGCTCATGCCGGCAGTCCAGAGATACCGCCAGATTGCGGTTGCGTATTGATATGATGGTGGCCATGCAGGCTAATGCCATTGCCCACGACGTCGGAGTCGGTCGTGTAGCCGCCGCTCGTCTGATTGATCGGCCCGACGAAGGATGATGTCCCGCCGGTGCCGCTGGTGTTGGTGATGCTCAAACTGCCGTTGCCGGTCAGGCGATGCTGTACCGTCGCTTGCTCGCTGCAGGTCACCATCGGCGTATTGAAGTCGATCTTGGTGGAGGCGTTGACCTCCATGACCTGGGTATTCAAGCGGAAGGTCTGCGTCGTGACCTCGATGAGGTGGCCGCGCTTGAGGATGATGCTGTCGCCCTCGTCGGTGTAGATGGCCACCTCGCCCGTGGCCAGGCTCTTGATGCGATAGCTGGCATGCTCGGTAGCAATGATGATGCTATGAGCCGTCTTGCCGCCGATCGGCTGAACAACCTTCATGGTGCCGTCCGGTGGGTTGGACGTGTAACCATAATGCTGGAACAGTTCTTCAGCCTGCAGCTGCTCGCCAGAGAGGCCTTCTCCCTGGACCAACTGAACCGGCCCGGTAGAGTCAACTTGCGTAATTATCCCCCGGAATGCTTGGCGAATTCCGGACAGGTGCCGACGGATACGCGCATCGAGTTCGCGGATCATTTGGCCTTCCCCGCATAGAATTCATTAACGGCTTTATTCCATTCAGCCGCCGACGATGATGGTCCGGTGTAATCCACCGTGATGCCGTTCTTGCCCAGGCGGTGTTTGCGCTTGTGCGGGTGGGCATCGAGCACCCATATCCCGTCTTCCTTGATGCTCAGTTCAGTCACGGCGCCGGAGGAGCGGCCGCCGATAAACTTGCGGCCCATCAGGAAATAGATGCCGTCAAGGTTATGCACCTCGTCCTTGATGTAGACCCGCTGGCCAGGCATCCAGAGCTTGCCGTTCGACGGCTGGCCAGGTGCCACAATGCGATGCCCCTTACAGATAGCCGTCAGGGTGAATGACTCCAGCCGGCCGTCCATCAGGATCTTCCGGGCACGGTCCCGACAAACCGCGTTGCTGTCGGCCTCATGGTCGACGATGACCTTCGGTCGGTACCAGCTGATGGATGGATCGCGCCAGGTCGCCTTGAGCGAATTCTTGCCCAGCTCCAGCTCGGTGCCATGGGTTTGGCCGAGCACGGTCACTTCGGAAAAGCGATGCTGGATATCCTCGGTCAGCGTCATGCTTTCGACGTTGTTGCCAACGCCATTGCGGCGCAGGATCAGCGTGGCCACCGGCGGCGTCGTGTAATCCGGGCCGCCGACGACCAGGGTGCCGTCCGGGTCGAACCATGGCCATAGCCCATTCGCCTCGGCGACGTTGCGCAAGGCATCCCAGGCTGTGTCGCCCGGCTCGATATTGATTTTCTCCCGGGTCCGGGCATTGTCGGCATCGATCCGGATCTTGGTGATGCCCAGCGGCTTGACGATTTTGGCGACAACCTCGGCCAGGGTCGGCTGGCGGGCCACGAAGATCGGCGCCGAGCAATCGACGAGGATCGCCGCCCCGTCGCGGCCGTTAATGTTGACCGAGTGCTCATGCTTGGAAACTGGCTCGGCCACCTTGTCGATGCGGCCGACCATCACGCGCTCGCCGCCGACGCGCACTTCAACCGGCGCCCCTTTGACAACCTCGGGCGGCAAGCGGCCGCTGTCGGCCAGGCCGAGAGACATATCCCAGGCATCGGCCGGCGTCAGCAGGTCAGACTCGATGGCGTACCGTTCCCAGTCGCCATGGGCGCGGCCGCCGATGAGCAGCTCGACGCGATCAGCTGGCGTAGGCATTGACGACATCCCCCGTAGTCAGGGCGTTCGGGCTGCGTAGCCCCGGGTTGAGGCGCAGCAGTTCCAGGGCGCGCGTATGGTCGCCATACCAGCGATGCGCCATCAGACGCAGGTTGCCGGGTAGTTCGACCGTTTTCTGAATCAATGGCGGGCGCGCTTCGATGATCGCGCGCGCAGCCTCCTGCAGGGCCAGAGCCTGATCCTTAAGCGGCTCGGTGATGGAGCGGGCAGTTTCCAGCGGATAGATGGCGCGGATCGCGACGATAGCGCCCTCGATCCGGGTCCGTGCCCCATCAACCACCAGCTCAATTTCCGGCGGCGATAGCGTGGCGCCATGCTGTGGATCAGCCTCGGCCGTCAGTACCAGGGCGGCTGCATCGGCGAACCCGATAGCCGTCGAGGCCGTGAGGTGGGCCTGGCAGGCGGCAACCGCCTGGCTTTCGGTGGGCGTTGACCCGATGCGAACCTGTACGGGCGCCGTCGCCGTACTGCTGCCGCTGCTGAAGACATCAAACAGGCCCAGCGCATTACCGGCGGACGTCCAGTCATAAATCAATGTGTCGCCGAAGTCGCCGAGGTCGAGAATGCCATCGACGATGGACGAAATATCGTTTGCCCAGGCACGCGGAAATGCGAGCACATCAAGGCCAGTCAAAAGCACGCCCTGCGTCTGGGATGAGGTCGCCAATATCGGACCGACCATTTGCTGCCGCAAAGTATTCAAGGTGGCCAGCGGCGACGCGTTGCGGAGGGTATCGATCAGCTTGCCAATCGAGTCTGCCAGCGCACTACGGGCGAGCAGACCATGCTGACCGATGACGTCGACGCGCTGCGAGGGCAGCGTCCGGTCGAAAAACGGGTTTGACGTCGTCGATATCTTGAACTCAAGCGCCAGGATGCACTGATCGACGTGCTCGGCATCATGTACCGCCGTTCGGCGCAGAAACTGCGCCTGCTTGATCGACCCGAAAACCGGGTGGATCAGCTCGCCGGTGCCGGGTTCATCGAGCAGCTTGAGGAAAGTCTGCAGGCGGGTTTCGTAATCGTCGCCCCAGAAGAAGGCATCAATGGCGATTACGCCGGCGCTGCCCCCGAGATCCTCGATATCGGCCCCATCGACGTAGGGGTAGGAATGTTCGGCCGTCGCCCGCTCGGCCGCGTCCTGCGTCTTGAAAATATCGAAGACGAAACCGCGAAAGGAGCAATCGAGAAGTGTTTCAGACCAGGCCATGGCACGCAGGCTACGCGCGCGCGGGAAGACGATTAAGGCGGAAGCACTTCCGCTATATCAATTTCGCTTGGCCTGGCGGGCGTTGTAATCATTGACTACCGACGCCACGGTGCGGCCGTCGATCTGGATGTTGATGGTCTGGTTGCCGCCATCCAGCTCTTCGCGGTTCTTGCGCCAGCGCTCTTCGATATCGTGGTTTTTATCGAAACCAAACATATTCATGAATTTGGACAACGGGTCGCCAAGAGAGCTTTTCAAACCGCCAACTCGCTCCTCATCGTGCGACGTATCGCCAGCCCATTCCGAAACGCCTGCCATCGCCAGCAGCGGAGCTACGGCCATTCCGCCAGCCATGAACAATCCGCGCAGGCCGAGACCTGCAGCACCAGCTCCGGCCGTCGTTGCCAAGCCACCGGTGGTCCCAGCGAGCCCCCCACCCGGCATATTCGTCACAAAGACTGGCGTCACGCCCGTCGCTGCTTCGATGGCTTTTCCCTGGGCGATGCCGGCGCCAGTGCCAAGCAAGCCGCTCAGGACTTTGCTGCCATGGAAAGCGCCCCGGCCCATCTGAAAAAGACCGTAGCCGCTCAATGCAGCCAGCCCGATTGCTGCCCCGCCGGCGACACCCGCCGTCGTCTTCGGGTTGTCCTGCATGATCTTGATGCTGGCATCGGCCAGATCGTTCATGAGGTTCTTGGCTGCCGTCAGCTTGTCCAGGAGCGGATCGAAAGCAGTGGCCAGCATCGACTGGATCGTGCCGTCGGCTGCCTTGGCCGCCATGTTGAAGCCGCGCATGCGTATCTCCATGCGCTGCTCGATGCCGAGCGCCTGGTCCATCTCGCGCTTCATGTTGCCGAACAGGTCTTCGCCCGTACCGGTCATGAGTGCCGCGCGCATGCCTTCCTGGCCCCAGATGTCGTGAGCCAGCTTGACCTTGACCTGGTCGTCCTTGATGCCGCCAAATTGCTGGCGCATCAACGATACTTGCTTGTCGAGGCCGACATACTTGCCGTTCTCGTATAAGCGGTTTTCGAACTTGCCGTCGTGCATCCTGGCAAGCCCGAGTTTCAGCATGGATTCGCGCTGGTGCTTGGTGAGGCCGGACGAGTCGAGAATGAAGCGGTTGATGGCTGTGCCAGATTCCAGGCCAAGCGGCGCCATCGCCGCAGCCATGGTGACCGAATCCTTGAACGAGACGCCGAGCAGCTTGGCCGTGGCGCCGAACTGCTTGAGGGAATACATCACCTCTTCGAGCTTGCCCGGGCTGGCCGCTTCGCCGCGCATCAGCGTGTCGGCGGCCGGGCCGTAATCCTGCCCCTTGAAGTTGTACTGCGTGCCGATCCGCGCCAGCAGATCGCCAACGTTGCCCGGGTCGGTACCGGATAGCGTGGCCAGTCCCGAGGCCGCCCAGGCTGCGCCGCGCTTGCCCGTGATCGCGGCTGGATCGACGCCGGCCTTGAGCAGGGAGTTCTGGATCTCGACAACTTCTTTGGCCGAGAACGGGGCAACCTTCGAGACATCGACGGCCGTCTTGCGGACTTCCTTGAGCTGGCTGGCCAGGTCGGCGGCGGCCATGGTCGACTTTGAGATATTCCCCTCGACCGCCAGCATTGCCTCCTGCATGTCGGCAGCCGCCTTGATGCCCGGCTGCATGTGCGACTTGAGGTAATTGGCGGCCGATAGCGCCTTGAGCCCGCGGGATATCGAGCGTTCGGCCAGGTCGAACTGCTTGCCGAGATCCTTGCCAGCATCGCCCAGCTTCAGCACGTCATTGCGCACGGTGCGCATGACGCTGCTGATGCCGTTAATCGCGGTGAGCTGTAACGCGAGGGAAAGGGTCGTGCCCATTATTTCTTCCGGTTCTTGTTCAGGCGGCGGCCGCGACCCCTACGTATTTCGGTACCGAAACCGTTGCCGCTTCCCTTCGGCGTTGAAATATCGACGTAAGCCGTTAAAAAGGCCGACGCC